TTCATCGGCTCTAGAAATATCTTTCTATTGTGATGCAATGCCTTGAAGTTAATATTCTTTCTATGGTCGTAGTAATCCCCGAGGTGAAAGATATTAGTTATAGTATTTTCTTTTAGATATGGGAAGAATACATCACGGTAGAATCTCTCTTGGTATTCCATAAATATTTCCGAAGAGTTTCTTACACCACAGTGTGTATCATTTAATATAGCAATTTTCATGTATGGGGTTCCATCCTAGTTCTGTCAATGTAGATATATCTGCTTCAGTAGATTCACGTTCTTTCGGTGTTGGATCCATTCTCACTTCTCCGTCCCAGCCACTGGTCCTTGCCACTTCTAAAACACTCTGGGATTTACCACAGCCAATATCTATTACCTTTATGTCTATTATATCATAGTTTTCTATGATTGTAAAGGCCGCAGAGCAAAAATCTTCTATATGAGTAAAGTCTCTGTAATGGTTTCCGTTTATATATTTAATAGGTCCGGCCCAACTAGAATCTTTCTTTAGCTGGTCATATAACATATCAGGGCGACCTGGATATACGGTGTGTGGTCTAATGCCAATAGAATTTTCAGGAGCTATCTCTTCCATTATCTTTTTTGTCATAGCATATGGATTTGTCCACCACTCTTTTGCATTAGAACTGGATGCATAGATAATCGGAATATCTTCTTTCTTGCATTGTTTAAATATTGCACGAGAGCCCTCAACATTAATATCATAGTATTCTTCTGGCTTATCGAATGATTTTCTAACCCCTGTTAGTGCTGCTAGATGAATAACCATATCAATATCTATTAAAGCATAATGGCTAAACATTCTAATGTCAAAGATATACTCCTGTACATGAATACCTCTTTCTCGTAAGTATAATTTTAAATGGGAACCGATGTATCCATCAGAACCTGTCATTAATATATTCAATGGTTTCTCCTATCGTTAAACACGCATATAAACACAAGGTCTTCATGCTTAGATCTATTATAAACTTTATGGTAAGCCCCTGCTGGTATTGTAAGGGTCTTACCTCTTCCGACATCATGTTCTTCTTCATCTATTACTATTAAGCCCGTGCCAGATAAAAATGTATATACCTCTTCTATATCATGATGCTCGTGGCCTTTGGTTTCCATATCAGGCTTAAGTGTAGTTGTACTTACTGTTAGATTATCCAACTCAGTATTATCAATGATTGTATATGTATCATTGTCTTTTACTACATTACCCTCGATATGTTCTGTTTCTAGATTATTAAGCACGGCTTGCTTTAATCCTGATGAACTAAATCTATGGTCACGTATATTAAAGAATATTTCCATCGGTAAATCATCACCTGTAAATGGTTTATTTTTATAATCCTCACCAATGAATCTTATATCAATACGACATAATAATAGTAAGTCAACCAATTCTTCTTCCGTGTTGTATGGAATAATTTCATCAACTCCTGATATGGCACTTAACTGGACATATCTTTCAACCACAGATTGTACTGGATATTTACCATTCTTACATGGATTAACATTTAATCCGACAATAAGTTTATCACAATTCTCAGAACATTCCTTGAGCATCATCACATGACCTGCGTGTAATAAATCAAATGAGCTACATGTAAATCCTACCATAATACGTATACAGCTATTATAATATAAATGGTCATAGACAGTTCTATCATACTTTTCTTATTCCTTCGTTAAGTTCTATTGCTTTTTCTAATAACTTTAATGGTTTACCCTGAGACCTAGCGTAGTTGGCGAATGCCTTAGTATCCTTAGGGAAACACATACCACCATAACCTCGTTTACCATCTGGACCTGGGACCTGCATATGACTATCACCAATGCGCTTATCTAAACCAATCATATCACATAAATCTTCAAATGAAGGATCTGATGCAAATAGGTCGTACAATTCATTGAAGAAGGTTACCTTAGTAGCTAGGAAAGTATTGATAACATATTTAATATATGCAGCACTTCTAATAGAGGTGAAGGAAACCTTTTTCATTATCACACCGCCTTCAGACATTATGGTATGCCACATCAATGAACTCTCACCGGCAAAGATGGCAAACTCTTGGGACTTAAAATCTTCTACGTTACTGGATTCCCTTAAGAATTCAGGAGAATATGTAAAGTTATATTTCTCTTCCAATTCACATAACACCCCAGGGCTAATAGTACTCTTAATAAGAATAGGAATATTCTTAGGAAGGTTAGCTAAATAATATCTTATTAAACCAGCATCACATTCCCCATTCAAACCTTCTGGTGTGGGTAAACAAATTATAAAGCCTTCTACACTTTCTTCCGTCCATTCCCCCCACTTACGATCGTTTGTATAGTCATAGCCTAATGGCGGATCAACGATAACCATTTGGTGGTAATTTGATAATGCGTTATATACAGCCTTACCTAAGATGCCATATCCAACAACTGCTAAAGTTTTTATACTGTTTGGTTTTTTCATGTGAATAATTCAAGTCCTTTCTTTTTCTTAGCCTTTTCTTCCTTGGCAAAATCTTTAATAGCTGCATCCTTATCATGGATTCTAGATATCTTATTTCTAATACTGTCAATGAATGATTGATCTATTTGACTATTACAATCAGTAGAACTAATGAGGGATTGAATGTCAGCTTGCTCTAAGAATTTCATTTTGATATCAGCCTGTTTCTTTTCTTTTGTGATACGTCTAATGAAAGCAAAGAAAGCAATCTGAGTAAAGTATGAAAATGCATTTGGTTGGCCAGTCCTTGTAGCGGCATCAATGTTATAATTATGAATAGCCTTTAAGCAATTCTCTACACCGTCCATAACCATCTCGTCTCTATATGTGTACCTTACAAAGTTAGGCTTATGTGATAGACCTTCGCATATCTTCATAAAGCATGTTGCAATATAATCGGTGACTACTGGGTGGGGATCTGATGTCTCATCTGCATCTAAACATTCTTTAACATAATCTACTACTGCATAAGAAAAGTTTCTGTTGTTAACATAGTGGGGTTTGTCTTTTGGTTTTATTTTTTCTGGCATGATATATTTTTGGTAGTTAATACTATCTATTATATCATATTTTGAGGTGTTTGTATATAGTCAGAAAGAGATATGAGGGTATATCTCTAAGTTACCCTTTACAAATCCTTGATTATATGATATAATAAGATATGTATATCTGGGAAGGGGAATAGATGCTTTAGACTAATGGACAGTACCATCATGGTCATCATAGTCTGGTTCTAAACTATCTAACACAATCTTCATGTATGTAGCTTTAATCTCAGTATCAACATCGGATTCAATGATAACATTATACGTATCTAGTAAATGTACTATACCTTTAGAGAAAGGCATCCAAGGAGTAAGCATATATGAATGATCTTCTGGATCGATTGATACTGTCATCGGTTCTTCTAAACCAACTACAGCTCCATGATCTTCAGGATCCAAGTCATGAACATAGGAAACAATAGAATCACCTGACATTAACTTAAAATATCTTACGTTTAAGTCATCTAATGTTTTAGGAAGTTTATTAGTTTTAGCCATAAAGTTATTTATAATAGATCTACCTCGTGTATTTTAAATTTAAATCTCTCTTTTGCATATATCTTAATACGTTCAGCTGAATGATTAAGGGTATAATTCTTTCTTCTTCTCCAGTGTAAATCGTCAGCTATATCAAATATCTTAGCTGGCCTTCCATCGTCACTCTTTCTTAATACTCTACCAACCGATTGAAGAATTCTAATCTGACTCTTACTCGGTGATGCAAATATAATATTATGTAGATTTCTAATATTGATACCAGTAGAGAATGTGCCCAGTGATGCTACGATAATAGCATTAGATTCTTTCTCTGTAATACGTCTAACTTCTTCTCTGGAGTCTGCATCAGTTTTACCAGACACAAAGAATATCTTTCTACTTTTGTGGGCTTTACCCGATATCATTTCAAATAATGGTACACCATGCTTCTCTACAAATTGAAATAATACCAATGTATTACCGTCCTGATCTAATGCTAAGTTCCTGATAAACTTATTCCTTGGCTCATATGTTACTATATGATTCAACTCATCTTGATACTTAGCCTTGGTTAATAACTTGCACATCTCTTGGGAATGCTTAAGTAATATAATATCTATTTCTACGTCTGATAAATTGCCAGCATCTATTAATTCTTTTGTTGTTGTTACGTTTTTGACAGAACCAAATAAACCTTCAAGGACTAGCTTGTGGGTTTGTGTCCCGTCAAGAGTTCCTGTTAATCCAAATCTATATGAAGCCTCTGTGCATTTTGTAAGTATACTGGTTAGCGATTTAGCTTTGAAGTTATGTGCTTCATCACCAACTACCATTCCGAATTGCTGGAAGTAGTCAGTTGGCATCTTATGAATTGATTGCCAAGTTGAAATGTATATTGTAGCATTTTGGTTATTCTTATCACAGCCAGCCATAATCTGATGGCAACAATTAACATCGAAGGTCTCATCAAACTGAGAGTAGTCTGCAAAGTCACCGTACATTTGTTTCACCAATGAAGTTGTTGGTACAATTAATAATACTTTCTTCTTATTATATTCAAGATAGTATCTCATCAAAAGATATATTATCAATGACTTGCCAGATGCAGTAGGAGATATTAATAATCCTCTTCTATGCTTCAGTGCATATGACACAGCCTCCTTCTGATAATTCCTTGCTGTTATTTTCTTTCCACCAGCTGATAGTGGAAGGTTATCTATCCATTCTACATCGTCATCATGATAGATGTCAGGTCTATCATAATAATGGGAATTAGAATCGTCGATAGTAATATAATGATCTCGCTCATTTGTAAACTCCTTAATATAGCCATAGAGGCCTGAGTATATTGATTGACTTCTCATATCGAGAAGCCTTACCTTTCCGTCCCACATCTTATTACGAAATGCCGGCATGTACTTATATCCTGGAACATAGAATGTAAAGAACTCTGCTAATTCATGTAGTAACCCCTTGTCGTCGCAATCTACATTTAAATAAACATTATTCCTGACTGATATCTTTATTTCCATAAAAACATTATTTTAAAATTAGTATCATATTCATATATATTCCCCCAGCCAAAACTCTTAATTGGACCTACCGAATCGAATGTCACAGAATTCTCTAGCATATGTTCAGGGATATTTTCCAATAATTTTTTAAGACTATACTCCCCTTGTATATCTTCAATGACATATGAGAGATTAGAATTATTATATAAATTTTTAATAGTAGCTAACTGATCCTTCCAGTGATGTGATCCGTCGTCTATTATAACATCATAGTTATTTTCAAGTTTAATATTAGTTGAGTTGCCTACGAATATATTAAACCCTAAGTCTTCTTGCTCCTTTATATCTATTGCTTCAATCTTACACTTAGGCCAGATTTGTTTCCATGCTCTAAGGGAAGCTCCGGCTGGAATGTCCCTGCCATTTTTTACTCTATCAAATCCAACACCTATTTCCAATAAACTACTGGGGTTATAGTCTCTGAACACTTTATTATATGGCTCATCATACCCATGAAAGAATCCTTTGTCGGTACTGTAATCTGAAAAAGCTATTTTAAACTTATTACTTTTTTCATAGTGTAAGCCGTCATTGCCATTCTGTCCTATGATATCCATTCTATCGTCATCCCATTCCATTTATACTCCTGCCTCAAAACTACGCCATTTAATAATATTGCCTATAGTCTGATGTCGCCATCTAATGGTATCTAGTATTTCTTTAAGGGTATCTACTAGCACTGTATGATATTCTAGTTCAGCTTGAAACTTTTGAATATCATCATCAGCGTCATAGTAATAATTTAAATCACCTTTCAATGGTTTATGTAACCCATTGAACGGGTCATATTCCCATCCGAATGAATCTATCTGATCCTTACTTAGCTTACCATTATAATATAGCCACTTATTTTTTAGTAGTTTATTATAATCTAGTTTCTTTTGTTTCTTTTTTAGTTTTGCTACAGTGATTAAACTCAAGTACTTTGAGTGAAGTGCAGCATTTTTGATTGTGGTATCGTCTAATTTGAATTCGTCTATCTGACCGTCGAGTGCCCACATGTCAAGTATTTCTTGTATGTCCATAATATAATTCCTTTCATAATATAAATTTATTTATACAACTATTTCCAGTAGTCTGTTTCCTCACTCATTTCTATACCCCTTATATTCAGATAGATCCGGAAAGCCTTTCCACCAGTTAACCTGCTTGAATCTAGCCATAATTAACTTATGCTTTGGTAGTTTAAGTTCCGTTGGTTGTTTCTCATTAAGATACATTGCGAATTTGAGATCTTCACAAAGTGAAGCCTTTTTATTGTAGATTCTATCTGCTCCTTTTAAGAAACCGCATAGACCTGAATCGTGGTACATATTTTTCTCCTTTTTATTTTAAAAGGACGTCGTTGTCTTACTTGCGAATCCGCCTTTGGATTCTATTTGATTGGGATATATGGCTTATCTTCTAAGCTATGTATCTTATCATGGGTATTTTTCATTGATTGTTCAACCTTTTCTAAGGTATTTTCAACCATATCTAATCTCATGTTTTGTTCTGCATCATCTGGTAATGCTCCAAGTTCACCTCTTGGCCATTTGATTCTAAACTCTGAGTTCATATCAACTTGAATGTTAGCAACCTTTAGGTTATGCTCTAAGAATGTAATCCTTTCGGTCAAGCCAAAGTAACCCCATACTGCAATACCTACAACAACCATAATTTGTAAGAACCAACGTAAGTTGATTTGCATATCTGTACTGTCACCTATTTGTTGTTTATCATTCATAGTGTTATTTATACTATGAGCAACTATAGTATTCCATTAATACATTCAGCATACAATCTAATTGGTTTATTCTATCTCTGATTTGAAATTCGGATTGTACTCCTGCATCTGCTAACTCGTCCATTAACATATACCGGTATCCTTCGATTGTGTTTATTGTTTGTCTTAATTCGTATAAGCTAGGGTTGTATTCTATTTCCCAATCACCTGGCCATAGCTCAACAAAATCTTCTTTCTTTGGTTTGAATTGGATGACATCCGCCATGTCAGAGGCCGAACCATTCGCCGAGATTTTCCACATCATCAGGATCAAATCCCTGATGATTGTCACAGTTATACATTCTAACCATCTTAGCCATGAACTCATCGTCTGTGATATCCATAGAAATATTGCCAGAACATTGAAGGGATTCCATCCATTCGAGATATTCTAGTTGTTCAGTTGTGTGAAGGTCTTCCCATTTAAGTGCCATTATAATTATTTATAATAACGCTATATTAATACATTATAATGTTAGACAGTAAATGATTCTCCGCAACCACATGTTGCTTTCGTATTTGGATTGTGGAATTCGAATCCTTCGTTAAGACCTTCGTGTACATAATCCAATTCAGTACCATCAACCATCGTTAACCATTTATTATCAATTATGATTTTGATACGATTAGACTCGAATACCGTATCATTTTTTGATACGGTATCAACAAATTCTAAATTATAGGCATATCCCGAACAGCCAGTTGTATTGATAGCTATTCTCAAGCCTATGCCAGATCCTCTCTTCTCAAGAAACTCTGCTACTCTTTGAGCACCAACTTCTGTTATTGATATCATACTGAAAAACTGGATCCACAGCCGCATGTTGTTTTAGCATTTGGATTACTGATAATAAACCTTGCCCCCTGTAAGTCTTCTAGATAGTCTACTGTTGAGCCAACTAAGTATTGATAACTCATTGGATCAACCACTAGAGTTGTATCTCCATTTAAAACTATACTATCCCCTTCTTTATGTTCTTTGTCAAATGTAAACCCATATGAAAATCCAGAACAACCCCCGCCGACAATATAAACTCGTAAGTTTGATTCGCTATCGCCTTCTAACATAGAGGATACCTTGTTAGCGGCATTCTTAGTATATATTATATCGGCTTCTAGTAGCTCAATCATTTAACTTAGCAAGTAACTGCTCCTCGGTTTCTACGTTATTTGGATCGGGTAAACAACAGTCCACTGGACATACTGCTACACATTGGGGTTCATCAAAGTGACCAACACATTCGGTACACTTGTTAGGATCTATCTCGAATATCTCTTTACCTAAGTAAATTGCCTCATTTGGACATTCAGGTTCGCATACATCACAGTTAATACAGTCATCTG